TGACGAGACCATCGATGTCGCACATGCACGGCAGCTCGGCGCGCACGCAACGACACGGGGCTTCGTGCGCCACGAGACCGAAGCGGGCAGGCACCGGCACACCGACCGCCCCGACCGGCAACACGACGCGCTCGAGCATGGTGCGGTTGATCGTCTGCAGGATCGCGTCCGACCTGCTGGCGATCTTGTCGAGCAGCAGCAGCCCACCGTGCGCAAGCGCCAGCTCGCCTGCCTGATCACGCGTGCCGATCATGGACAACAGCGGGCTCGCGTACGACGGCGCGCGCAAGGGCGTGCGGCACGAGACCGGCCACTCGCCGCCCACGGCCCAGTGCTGCTGGCCCAGCATGCGCGCGTGCTGGGGCTCAAGCAGCGGCAAGAGCTGGCGCGCATAGGCTTGCCAATCGCCCGTCTCCCACGGCGGTAGGTAGAGCATGGAGGCGAGCCCGAACGCAGCCGCCAGCTCGATCGCCACACACACGAGTGTGGGCGGGGTCGCGACTTGGGCGTAGGGCGAGGCAGGTAGCGAGTACCAACGCGCGTAGGGGCAACGCAGCGCTGTCTCGACGCGCTGTTGCTGCCGCAGCCAGAACACGCTCGGGACCTCGTAGAAGGTGAGTCCCTGCTCACTCGCCAGCACCTCGTGCTGACGAGAGTCGAGGATCGGTGTGACGAGCTGGCCCCCGCAGGCTGCGAGGTAGGCCCCGAGCGCTGCGACTCCGCGCGCCCGCGCGAGCATGTTGCGCTGGGGCCCGGCAAGCGTGCCCCAGCCGACGCGGCGACCAGCGACCCCAACACAGGCAGCGGTGTCGCCCTCACTGATCTGCTGGAGCTCGAGCGCGATCAGCATGGGCAGACCGGGGGAGTCGTGGGCGTCGGGCAACTCGACGCGCACGCGACCTGGCAAGAGCGCGGAGAGCCCCGAGTCCTTGACCAGTATTCCAAGGTCGCGGCGAAGCTGGTCGCGTGCGCGCGTGTCGATGTTGTGTTGCCCCGTGCCCGGCTCGAGCCAGCCATCGAGCTCGACACCGACACCGCGGTTGCTGACGTCGATCCGGTAGTCGAAAGGCTGGATCTGTCCGTTGTAGATGCGGTAGGCCGTGCGCGTGAGCAGCATGCTCGACGCCTGCCACGACAGCGCGGCAACGGCAAGCTGATAGACTGGTCGGGTATGCGCGACCTCGAACCGCTGCAGCAGCTCGTGCTCACGCTCGCGTGGACGCACAACCCCTACAAGGTGCCCCGCTGCAGGCGCAAAGCAGCACAAGCACTGGTCGACGGGGGTCTGTGCTGCTGGTCCAACGCAGACCGCCACGAGCTGCGCGCGACCGAGCTCGGCGTTGCAGCGTGCAAGACAAAACGAGCGTCATGACCGCCCCCAAGAAGAAGCCCAAGGCCGCCCAGCCCGAGCGCCCCGAGACACAAGTCAGCGAGCTCGAGCGCCTCGCTGCCGAGGCCATGCGCGCGCACGCCCAGCTCGCTCGCAACGACCCGCTCGAGTTCAACGCGTTCGTGCTCAAGGACGAGAACACCGGCCAACCCGTGACCAACGCGCCTGCGCACATCGGGATGCACGACGCGATCGACTGCGCCAACCGCGTCCTGATCCTCGCACACATCGAGAGCGGCAAGACGAGCTCGGTGACCGTGGGTCGCACGCTCTTCGAGCTCAGCCACAACCCCGACATGACCGGCGCGATCGTGTCGGCCAAGGAAGAGCTCGCCCAGAAGCCCCTCGCCACGATCAAGACGATCATCGCCCAGTCGCCCGAGTACCGCATGGTGTTCCCGGAGATCGAGCCCGGTGGGGTCTGGCAGGCCAACAAGTTCTCGGTCGAGCGTCCCAACAAGACCATCCGAGACCCGACCATGATCGCGCTCGGCATGAACACCGAGTTCCTCGGTGCCCGCCTCGACTGGGTTGTGTGCGACGACTTGCTCACGCTCCGCAACACCCGGACGGCATTCCAACGCAACGAAGTCGTCGACTGGTTCCGCGCCTACGTGCTCGGTCGCGTGCGTCGCAACGGCAAGATCATCCTCGTCAACACCGCGTGGCACGAGGAAGACCTGATCCACAGGCTCGCGCGACAAAAGATGTGGTACCTCCGCCGCTTCCCAGTCGGACGTCGCGACCCGCTCAGCGGCAAGATCGAGTCCAACTGGCCCGAGGCGTGGCCTGCCGAGCGCATTGCCAGCAAGGCCGACGAGCTCGGTGGGCTCGAGTCGCGCGAGGCCAAAAAACAGCTCTGGGTCGAGCCCGTCGTCGAGGACGATGTCGCATTCAGCGAGGAAGGCCTCAAGCGCTGCCAAGAGCGAGGCGTCGGCTGCTCACCCGCATGCGCGACGCTCGAGGACGTGCACCAGGCAATGCTGATCGCCAAGCCCCGCAGTCCCGGCGCCCTGACCGAGGTCCCCACCATCGCCGAGATCCAGATCGTGCACGGCCTCGACCTTGGCGGCCGGCGCAACGCCGCGGCCGGCAAGACCGTGCTCACCACGCTCGCGCTGCACCCCGATGGCTCGCGGCAGATCGTGAACATCCATGCCGCTCGCATCGGCGGTCCCGCGATCCGGGACCTGATCATCGAGACGTTCGCTGCGCTCGGCGGGATGTTCATGATCGAGAACAACAGCACCCAGCAATGGATCCTCGAGTTCACGCGCGAGGTCGCCGTGGTGCCGATGATCCCCTTCACGACCGGCAGCAACAAGGCGGATCCGAAGTTCGGCATCGAGTCGCTCGAGATCGAGTTCCAGCAAGGCGGGTGGATCATCCCATGCACGCGCGTGGGCGATGGCTACGCGGTCGAGGAAGACATCGCGTGTGTGCTCGACGGGCTCCGAGACTTCGACCCGAACGCCCACACCAGCGACTACGTCATGAGCCTGTGGTTCGCCCGCGAGTGCGCGCGACGACTCGGGTCGCGCGCGCGCCAGCAGGGCAACGTGAGCGTCACCGTGGTCGGTCGCAAGGCACTCGGCGAGGGCCCAGCCGGCGCCCGCTCGTCTCGCTCGCAAGTTCGCCGCGCGCGAGAGAACGACGACTTCGTGCTCGACGTTCCCGCGCGCTGGCGGTCCTGACCCAAGCGCACGGCGCAACCTGCTACCATCCACGCATGCCCCAGCGAACGCTCAGCTCGCCCGTCGTGCGGAAGGAACGAGACCCACGCGGCTCCGAGACCCGCTACACCGTCAAGGTGTACGCGCCCGCAGCTGCCCGCAACGAGCGTGGCGCCCTGCTCTTCACGCAGCAGATCGTCAGCAACACACGCCGGATCAAGGCCAAGATCGCTGACCTCCTGCTCGAGCGCGGGCTGCATGCCCGCGCCTGCTCGTTCGCGCCCGACAACAACATGATCGTGGTGGCGAGCCCGAGCACGGGCGCCAAGCAAGCACAGGTCGTCAAGTCGATCGGCGTCCGCAAGTTCCGTGTCACGAAGAAGGAAGCGAACTGACATGCGTCACGAAATCCGACCCATGGTCGACACCAACGCAGCGACAACGCTGACCGAAGCTGGCACGCTGCAAGGGCGCGCCGGCACGGGTCGGTTCGTCGACAAGACCGTCCAAGTCACGATCACCGGCGCCGGCACTTGCCTCGCGCAGATCCAAGGCACGATCGACGGCTCGGTGTGGTGCAAGCTCGGCAGCGACATCGCGGCATCCGAGCTGCGCTACATCCCCGAGGCCGTGACCGCGCTCCGTGTGGTCGTGTCGAGCGTCGTTGGCGAGGTCGAGGTCTCTGCAACGCTCGCGGGCTTCGATCCGCGCACGGGTGACTGATGGCGCGCCGGAACAAACGCACACCGAGCCCGACGCACAAGGCTTCGGATGTCGCAGCGCCGGCCAGCGCACCCACGTCTACGACCGAGTGGTCGACGGATGGCGGCAAGCTCTCTGACTACGCCGTCGTCCGACCGTGCATCAATCCCGAGGTGCTGCAAGTCGAGCACATCAACAGCAACTCGCTGCGGCAGAACGTCGACGCCTACTCGACCAACATCCATGGCTACGGACACCAGCTCGAGCCCGTGATCGATTTCGAGAGCGAAAACGTCAGCGAGCAAGTCGTCACGCAGTACGAGCTCGACCAAGCCGGACTCTGGGGCACACCGCCCGAGATCTCGCCAAATCAGATCCCGCAAGAGGTCGAGAACCTCAAGTCTCAGACGCGACGCGAGCTGGCGCGAGCGAATCTCTTCTTCTCCTCGCTCGCATGTTCCGACAGCTCGTGGACCAAGCTGACCCGGCTCTTGCGTCAAGACCTGGAGATCCTCGGGTTCGCGCTGCTCGAGGTGCGACGCGACACCAATGGCCGCCTCGCCGGCTTCGCGCTCCCGCGCTCGCACAAGTTCGTGGCGCTCGACACGACCGAGACGGTCGAGGTGCGAGTGCCCTACCGCAAGAGTGCCTACGGCTGGGGCACTCGCCTGGAAGATCGGCTTGGCAACCTGTGGGCACTCACCGACGCGAGCGGCCAGCCAAAGAAGGTGTTCAAGAACACCGGCGACCCTCGCGTGATCAGCAGCAAGACCGCCAAGACCTACAGCTCCGAAGCAGAGCTCGAGCGCGAAGAGCCCGGCGTGCGCCCTGCAACTGAGGTCGTTTGCTTCCGCATCGACCACGCGCTCGACCACCGGTTCGGCATCCCGCGATGGTTCGGGGTCTACAAGGGCGTGCAGGGCAGCCGTTTGGCCGAGTCGGTCAACCTGAACTACTTCAACAACAAGTCCGTGCCACCCCTCGCCCTGCTCGTGAGCGGCGGCTCGATCAGCGAAGACGCCAAAGCCCGGATCGAGTCCTACATCGAAGATGAGATCAAGGGCGTCGAGAACTTCCACAAGATCCTGATCATCGAAGCGATGGACCAGCGGGCTGGTGCTGGCGACCCCTTCAACTCCGGCAAGATCAAGGTCGAGCTCGTTCCGTTGACCAAGGCCCAGCACGACGACGGCCTGTTCCAGAAGTACATCGCCAGCTCGCGCGACATGGTCGGCGAGGCCATGCGCAACCCTCGAATCGTGCGCGGCGACATCGACGGGATCAATCGCGCTACGGCCGTCGCTGCACTCAGCTTCGCCGAGGGCCAAGTCTACGCCCCCCTCCGCGAAGAGTTCGACTGGTGGGTCAACAACTTCGTGCTCTACGAGCTCGGCTGCTCGGCGATCATCTATCGGACGCAGTCGCCGATCGCAACGGACCTCGAGACCGCTACCGCGATCGAGGGGCTCACGAAGGCCAACGTGCTGGTCCCCGGCGAGGCCCGCAAGTTCGTCGAACGCGTGTTCAACACGCGGCTCAGCACGATCAGCGCCGAGTGGACCAAGCAACCAATGCCGCTCACACTCACGGAGCTGCTGGCCGGTGGCGGCTCTACATCCGGCGAGGGCGAGCGCCAAGGCATCGGACCCGCCAGCGCAGCACGCAAGATCCTCGACGACATGATCGAAGACAGGAAGGACGTCGGAGCATGAGCACCATCATCACGTTCAAGAACGATGAAGTCACGACGCGTCGCGTGATCGAATCTTTGCTGGCACAGCCCGAAGTCGAGTTCCCACGCGTCACCAGCTCGATCACGCGAGCGATCGCGCGAAGCTTCAAGTTCGCCCCCCACGAGCGCACGCGCACCGAGATCCGCCGCCGCTTCGAGTTCGCTGCCGAGATGTGGATCGAGCTGCGCGCCGAAGCCGAGATGACGATCGCCCAAATCGACGTCGAGTTGCCCAAGTGCCTCGTGCGTCGCTTGCTTGGCCTCCCATGGGAGCCCGAAGGCGCGTGCAAGCGGAAGGATCGAAAGCTGCGCTATGGCGACAGCGACAAGGCGCTCACCAACGCGTTTGGTCCGAATGATATCGATGGACGTCTCGTGACGCACGACCTGGACGTCAGCGGATTTCGAGATCCGCTCTCGCAGCCAACTTGATCAAGCGCGTGCGCGACTGCTAGCTTGATCACGTGCCCACGTTGAAAGAACTCCAGGACCGTATCGCCAAGCAGCTCGACTCCTCGACCATGGACGAGGCGGCCTTCACCGAGTGGCTCGCCGCCGAGACCGAGAAGGCCGAGAAGCTCGAGGACTCCGCCGCCAAGCAATCCAAGATGGCCTACTTGGACGAGACGGCCAAGGCTGCCGTCGCCGCGTTTGCGGCCAACAAGCGCTTCGCCATCCCCTCCGAGTCCGACAGCACGGTCGCGGTCAAGGCCGCCGCCAAGGCGGCGATCGCCAAGGGCACCGAGCCCGCCGCCCCCAAGATGGAGCCGGCCCCCGTCGCCAAGTCCGTCACGACCAAGCTCACCGAGCCCGCGCCCGAGTCGATCGGCAAGGGCTTCAAGCGCATCCCCGATGACGCCAGCGAAGCCGCCGTCTTCGGCGATTTCGATGCCGTCCGCGGCATCAAGTTCCGCTCGGACGGCAACGACATCTACCGGCGCTGATCATCATGGCCAAGCTCGCCCGACCCTTCTTCCGCGCCGGTGGCCAGTCCTCGTGGCAGGACTTGGTCATCGCGCGCATGCCCGCGTGCAAGCGCTACGTCGAGCTCTACGCCGGTCCCTCCGCGCTCTTCTGGCGCCGCGAGAAGGCCGAAGGCGTGCAAGAGGTCCTGATCGATCAAGACCGCGACGCGATCAAGCTCTGCAAGTGGCTGCGCGACACCACCAACAAGCAGCGCTCCGACATGCGCGCCAAGGTGTGGAGCTGGGACCCGACCACGTTCGATCGGGTCGCAGCGAGCAACCCCAAGAACAAGACCGACGCGGCCTACAAGATCAAGTACCTCGACCTCTTTGCCACCGCAGAGGGCAAGCTCGACAGCAGCGACGCCGCGCGCAAGCGCACCGCGAAGAGTTTCCTCGACTCGCTCGAGGACTTCGCCGCGCGCCTCAAGGACGTCGAGCTCATCGTCGGTGACTCGCTCGCCAAGCTCGCCGAGTACGACGACGCCGACACACTCGTGTTCGCCGACGTCCCCAGCGAGGTCGAAACCGACGCGCTGGTCGAGGCCCTCGGCAAGCTCACCAAAGCCAAGGCGATCATCGGCGCCTCGGGCTCTGTCTCGGTGCCCGAGTGGAAGCGACTCGAGATCAGTTCCCAGCACGGCTCCGCACGCAGCACCGTGCTGGTCAACTTCGCCCAGCCCGTCGACAAGCGCGTCATCGATGCACGCGACGTCTTCTACTACACGAGCGGCGCGCACTCGCACTCGATCGACCTCGAGCTGCGCGAAGCCGCGGGCTGGTCTTCTCACGCCCACCTGTTCGCGATCGACGGCATGCTGGTCGAGACGTGCTGGGATGGTGAGCACCGCCACTACCTCGACCCGAACAACGAGTGGGCGCTGGAGAACACCACTGCCCACCAGCACGAGGTCGAGATCGGCGATGACGAGCTGGAGACCGAGCTCGACGGGCATCACCAGCATGCGGTGCTCCATGCCGACCTCACTGCCTACGACGGCGCGCATCGGCACGTACTGATCCACAACGGCAAGAGCTACGTGAGCCTGGGTGCCGTCGAGTTCTGGGCCATGTTCGTCGACTCCGAGGTCATCGAGTACACGAGCTACTCCGCGCGCGCCGACAAGTACGACGTCGCGGTCATGGAGCGCGCCGGCAAGACCTTACTCGCGCTCTCGGCTGGTGACTTCGCCGAAGCGTACGAGCTGGACGGAGATCCGCGAAGCGGCTGCAAGGTCAGCAAGTGCACGGACCTGTCTGGCGCCACCCTGGTCAGCAAAGGCAGCGCCGAGCTCGGCATCACGCACGACAATGATCGCTTGGTCGAGTTCTTCGTGACGGCCGGCGAATTCGGCGGTCAGCTCATCCTCGAGCACAGCCCCGGCGAGTCGACTGCCAAGCTGCACACCAAGGTCTGCCCGCTCGCGCTCACCCCCGCCGGCCTCGACCTCTCGCTGGCGCCTGGCCGCCATCACATCCCCAGCGCCGTGGCCGAGCAGCTCCACAAATCCGCCCGCTACTGGGAGGCGCCTGACCGCGCAACCGCGCAAGCGATGCGCAACGCGCTCGTGCGCAAGGGCGTCGGGCACATCGCCGTCGTCGACGGGCAGTTCTCGCGCGTCAACTATGAGCTCGTCGCCACACCTGCGCACGTGCACGGTGATCTGGGCGAGCCGATCAACTCCGACGCGCTCGCCAGCAAGGCGACCGGGCTGCAGATGGGCGAAGGGCTCGCGCGTCAGCAGCCTGGCGAGACGGCAAAGGGCGTCGCGCTCCACACGTTCCGGGTGCGCGGCGATGCGACGATCTACATGAGCAAGCAGGCGCCCGCCGACAGCCCGCACATCGAGCTCATCGAGACCGACCACCTTGCGCAGGCCAAGCTCTACGCCTGCAAGCGGGACGGTGAAGAGCGCTTCGTGCTCGGCATCGTGCTCGAGCCTCTCGACGCCAGCACGCCCGACCTGCAGAACGACTACTACACGGCCGAGACCGTCCGCACCGCCGCCCACAACTACATGGCAAAGCACGCCCACGTCGGGTGGCACCACGAGGCGATCGTCGATCACAAGGTCTCGATCGTCGAGAGCTACATCGCTCCGGTCCAGTTCGACATCGTCGCTGTCGACGGGACCAAGGTCACCGTGAAGGCCGGCACGTGGCTCATGGGCTTCCGCGTGCACGACGACAAGCTCTGGGAACAGACCAAGACCGGCATCGGCGGCCTGAGCATCGGCGGCTGGTCCAAGCACAGGATCGCAGAATGAAGGTCACCAACAAGTTGCTCACCGGCCAGCTCGCCGAGCTCACCGAGATCGACGTGCACGAGGTCTCGCTCGTGCCTGCTGGCGCCAACGGCCGACCGCTGCTCGCGCGCAAGAGCGTCGAGAAGGCCGAGCCCAACTGGGTCGCGACCGGCGACCGAGACCTCGACGTCAACTACGACATGAGCTGGTCCGGCTCGCAAGC